TCTCCACAATAAACACATGTGCAGCCAAAGTGTAATTTAATACTGCGCCTCCAAAGGCGCTTAGCTTCAGAGGATGTCATGGTTATTAAGTTGTATAGGTAGTGATCAGGAGTTGGAAGTAGTGGGGTCATGCTCGGCCTTTACGTGCTCGGTTTTTAGATGCTTTTTCAAGGAATGTTTTACCATTTTTCTTGTGTGATACATCTTTACCGTCACCATTACCATAAGTACCGCGTCGGCGGTTTTCTTTATTTAAAGCAGACCTTTTTGAGATTTGTAGTTTGGAACCATCATATGCTTTTTGATATGATTTATAGTTACCATTAGCGTATTTAGCACCGCTATGTTTAGAGCTTCGAGCCATATAGCCTCCGTTGGACTAGTTCTGGGTCAACAGTTGGCATAATGTTAGCCAATTTATCAAGTGAGTTACCATCAAAGGCGACACCACTGATGTCATTTTTTGATAGCCAATCACAAGCTGCTTTTAAATCTTGTGTAGTTGCCTCACCAGATTTAACACGGTTTAGAAACTCATTTGTAACTAGATTGTGTAGCTCATTAAATTGTTCTTCACTCGCTTTGTTTTTTGACATTAGCTTTCTTGGCTCGTGTTTTCTTTACTACGGGTGCTTCAATTGCATACCATGTTTCACCTGGTTCATGCACGAGGTGTGACTCTGCACGTACTGCCTGTTCAGCAGTTTCATAAGTACCAAGTACTTTTTGAGTACGGAGATCTACTACGTTGTAAGACATAATTAATTTCTAAGGACGATTTGGTCTAGTTTGTTTTCAATACGCACCATATGATCTTCCATACGTTGAACCATGACTGATAAATCAGCTTTTGATACATAGTCCTGAGCCACGCTAAGTTCAATAGCGTCGATACGTCTGTCAAGACCACTAATACGATCATGTACGTTATTGATTCTTTGATGTAGTCGGTTGTTCAGTGTCGCTCCCGCTGCTATCGTTGCTATCGAGAGACTTACTATCGCTTCTATCATTTAATGATACGATTGGGATGATGTCATGACACAACACTTCTACTCTGCTACCAGGTCTAAAAGTAAAACCGGCTTTCATAATCTCCGTACATTTTAATGCACGAACCATCTCGTAGTTAAGGCGCATCTTCTGTTCGTGTCGTCTAGCAATTTCTTTGCACTGCTCAATCATGCCACCGTCAAGTGGAATCATAAAATTGATCTGTGCACCGTAGTTGTTAGACCGAACATAACCATCAGACTCCATAGGGATCGTGTCGTTGCCCATATAAAACGGGCTAAACGTCATTGTTGATCCATTACAAGAACTATTAGCTCCAAAGTATTGTCGTGATGGTGCTCCATTGTTCTGGAACTGCACAGCCTGATTCGTAACATTTCCCGTTGCGGCTGCAACTGGGTTAGATGTATTTTGTACTTCAGGTTCTGCGAATGCAGGTGTTACTGCGAGAAGATAGAAAGCGATGTAGTAGTAGAAGTTTGGTCGATGCTTTCTGTGATATCGATTGTTTCCACTACGCCTGCTGATCGTGTTGTCAGCTCTAGAGTCCAAGGGTCTCCAGCCGTAGTTACGGAAAATGTTGTACTTTCTCCAGCGATATCGGAACTGGGTGTAATGTTTGAACCACTCCATGATGAATAATCACCACCCATAATTTCTTGTTCGATAGTTCGTTCAATGTCAACCGTGGTGGTAGTAGTCGATTGCATTGACCCCTGAGTGAACTGTGGGGTAACAGTTTGTGCTGCAGCCGGTGCTGCTAAGAAAAGTAGCAATAAAAACTTTTTCATTCCTTTTTTTCGCGTGTAATTGAGAAAGTTGCTAAGGTGCCGCTAAGAATACTTGCGACATAAGTTGGATCCATCTTCTCCATCCAGCCAGCATAAGAAGCTGTTAATAATCCGGCTGACCAGACTAATACTAAGAATTTGATGATGCCTTCTTTTTTGTTATCTTTGTCCATGCTTGTTTAAGAATGGGTTTCATGGCAGTTACAGTCCATTTAAAGACTGCGGTTGCTGTAAGGGTGGCTGCAACAGACACGGTGGCAGTAGTACCAGCCGTGACAAGTATTTCGTTAGACGGAAGAGGCATTGTAACATCCGTAAACGGAATGTCTATCTCTCGTGTGTCTTTAGGTATAGGTATATCCGGCATTTTAACCGGAGGTGGTTTAGGTTTTGGTTTCTCTTTGTCGGATTCTGTAGTTCCTTTGACTCCCGGAGGTGGCCGAAGGTCGCTAGGAGGCACCACAAGCGGTCTGTATGAAGGCAAATCCGCTCGTGGGACATCTAGTACCGGACGGGGTAGAAGAAGGGGCTCAGGGAGCCGTATATACGGAAGTACAGGAGGCTCACCTAAGTTCATTAGTCAAGAGGCTTAGCAGGGAATAGTCCGTTACGGATAAATTCAACAGCTTTATCATCTACATCGTTATCTGTAGACTCAGCCAGTTTGGTCAACATATCTACGATTAGTAGCTTGACCTTTGGAGATTGAAGAAAAGAAAAGAGAATTGGACGGATAATTAATAGCATGTTTAGCTCCAGGGTTTGCCGCTGGCTTTAGTTGGTGTTGTTTGTTCGTCGAGTTGTGCCTGCAATGCAGCTTCAACTTCTGTTACTTTCTCAGCAGTCAGTTTATCTTTGACCCAGCCGACCACAACTTCTTCAGTGAGGTCAGCATAAGGTGTCAATGTTTCTGGACGTTCAAGACCAATAGATCCGTATGCACCTGATTTATAGGTTTCATCAGATGCTTCTACAGTATAATGAGCAGTAAAAACGTAACCATCAGAGGTTTCACGATCCAGTTGTGCAATAGACCAGGTGTTAGTAGTAGCCATGTTTAATAAATAAATGTTTTGTTTGTTTAAAGCCCCACGTTGCCATGGGGCGGTTTGCTATCCAGCCTCAAGGGCTGCGACTTTGGTTTCTAGGGTTTCAATCTTTGCGATTGCTTCTTGTAACGCTGCTGTAAGCAGTGGAACCAGTTTGGATTGGTCAATACCTTGCATGACAGCATTGCCATCATCATCAACTTCGTCGTGCGTACCAGTGACAGCTTCTGGGACAATGGCTTGTGCTTCATGTGCAAGAAAGCCGTCAACTGTTGTATCAGCATCAGCAATAAAGTTGAAACGTTTTGGTTGGAGCTGTTTAACGCGAGTAATGCCATCTATAATGTCAATTACATTTTCCTTTAGGCGGTGATCTGAAGATGTCACATAGCTTGTAGAGGTGCGATTGCTTGTGATCCTGCCTGCTTCAACACCACCAGTTTTAAAGCTGATTCTATGAGTATGGCTATTAGTGTTATTGGTGTCATTAATAATTACTGGTACTCTCGATGCCGCATTAACATGGACTTCAAAATGCGCACTCATACTTGTTACGCCAATCCCCACTCGACCCGAGCTGTCGATTCTCATTTTTTCGTTACCCGTAACCTCCCAAGTAAAAATGCCAGTACTATGGCTTCTTAATTCAGCAGTAGCAGTACGGCCTCTGACATAAATACCGCTATTGCCAGTACCTGCGTTGGTGTAATAAATATATCGATCGCTGCCTTCCAGCATTATGTTGCCAGCAACATTTAACTTTTCTGAAGGTGCTGAGTCGCCAATACCGACATTTCCTGAGCTGTCGATTCTCATCCGCTCCGTCGCAGTATTCGCACCACTCGCACTAGTGGAGAACACTAGGCGTGCTGGCATGTCATTAGAGCCAACACTGCCATCTACTTCTCCTGAAATTTCTGCTGCAAAATTATTAAAATCAGTGCCATCGTGTCCGTAAAAACGAATTTTACCAAGTTCGTCATTATTAGCGAGTGACTGAGGTGAAGATGCGCTACCTCTTGCATGAGCAAGGATTAACGCTGGACCATTACCGCTTGACGCAAAGCGAGTCTGTCTAATAGAACTCGTATCAAAACCACCACCAGAGACTTGAAAGCTTGAAGCTGTTGGAGTAGTTTGAGAACTAGACGTCCCAACCAACAGCCTGCCCGAGCTGTCGAGTCGCATCCGCTCGCTGTTATTTGTACCAAATACAATATCTAAACCTTGCTCATGAAAAATCTTGCCGTTTCTACTTGAATCTTGTGAAATATAAAATCCGTTTGCAGTCGTACTATCGTTGCTCCACTTAAGTTTTTGCTCAGGATAATTTGAAGATGCTTCCTGCGCGAAATTTAAATTACCCGAATTGTCCAGGCGGATTTGCTCCGTAGGGCTCGCCGCACCATTGGCGGTGGTGGAGAACACTAGGCGGCCTGGACTATCGCCTGATGCAGGAGATTGACCATCACATTGAGCGGCTACCCAAGCAAGGGTTTGAAAATTACTGCCATCGTATCCTTTAAAGGTAAGTAATCCGCCATAATCATTGTTGTTTAATGCTGTTTTAGCGCCCTGAGTCCCACGAGAAGAACCAATGACTATAGTCGCTCCATCTGAGCCGTAACGTGTAAATTGAGCTGTTTTAGAAGTAGCAGAATCAACTTGAAAAAGATAATCGTCTGTGTTACTAGACGTCCCCACCAACAGCCTGCCACTTGAATCGAGTCTCATCAACTCAGCAGCAGAGCTGCTTATGAATCTTGCTGGAGATGATGCACTGCTGCCAAAATATCCGACTGTAGTTCCACTGTTTTTAAATTCAATTTTTTTAACTTCATCATTAGTGCTGTTAATACTTAGCCCTGTGCCACTTCCTTCAAGAGACAGAGTGTTGCTTGGAGACGCCGTTCCAATCCCGACATTACCCGAGCTGTCGATTCTCATCCGCTCGCCAGTTCCATCCTTAAAAGTAAGGTGATCGGTAGATGTACCGCTATCACCCTCCAATGCAATCTGCCAATAATTACCTAATGATTCGCCACTGCCGGTTTCCGCAAGTTGAATGCCAGCAAATGCATCTGCAATAGCGGTACTATTGTCTTGAATGCGAAGAACCGGGTTTGCCCCTAAAACATGAGTAATTGTTTGAGGCGACGCCGTTCCAATTCCAACGCGGTTAGTACTTGCATCAACAAATAAAGTACCACTATCTACATTTAAATCATCAGTTGCTGTTGTCAGGCTAACTGTTGTACCTGTTCGCGTCCAAGTACCGGCACTATTAGTACCGATAGTTGTCCACTTCTCACCATCATATGTATATTGTAACCCGTTCGATGTAGTATGAGTATCACCAGTCGAAGGGCTATTTGGAAATGTAATTGGCATCACTCACCTCCAGGTGCCGACTCCGCAATCGAAGCCTGATATGCAGCAATAACATCAGCGGTCCACAGTGCTGCTGCGATGTCTTGCACTTCCTGCACTTCACCAGTTACGTCATCACCTGGGACAACAACGTGGCGGTGATGATTACGTGCCAGTTCGACGCCATCTTCTTCGACCACAGTGGTGGTGCGGATTTGGATGACCTGACTAGGCAGGATCTCTTCTTTGTATTCAAGTCGTTTTGTAATAGCCATTAAGAACGTCCTCCAGACGAAATAGGTTTAGGCTAGTTTTGAGCCGTTGCGGGCTGTGCTTTAGGCGTAGTTTTAAGTTGTTATAAAACAACCACTAATCATTATCCATTTAAGAGCGAAATTGGTATAGGTAGGCTTGGCGTCACCATTAGTGCCTGAAAGATGAACTGCTGTCAAGGAAGTGCTTGTTCCCTGTCCCCTTAAGTGAAACTCCTGAAGGCCACCGTT